CGACGGAATTGCTAGCGGCTTGAAATCGATTAGCGACGTTGCCAACCAGTCGCACGGTTTAAGTACGTATTCCTCGATGATTGATAAAATCACCGATACCGCAGGCGGCGCGGCTATGTCCGTTGACGCGCTCATGAAGTCTATTTCAGACAGTAATTCCAAGATTGCAAACACGCTTTCAGAAGCAACAACTAACGTTGGAACGCTTGAACGCGCTAGAACAATCATTAGCAATTACGCGGGAGCGACAGACCTATCAACACAGGCGCAAGGCCAGCTATCGTGGGCACTCTCCACGCTCAATGAGCAGCTAGGCTTGAACATTTCGTCAACCGACGTTATGAACAATTCATACACAGACGCTAACGGAAACGTTCAGAAGCTCACTGACTCAATCAACGAGCTTGTATCTGCTAAAGAAAAGGAAATCAAAACAGCCGCACTCACAGAGACGCTTACAGAGCAGTACAAGCAGCGTGCAGCGGCCGCTCAAAGCCTAGCAGAAGCAGAACGTAAGCTAAACGCAGAGTACAGCGACTCGGCACACGATGACTTCATTAACAAGCAAGTCGGCACATCAGACGGCGAGGGCGGCACTGTTACACGCGAGCAAGCCGAGCAAGATTGGCAACGCCGCAAGAACGCTTCGCAGCTTGGCCAGGACGCACGCGACGCGCGCAAGGCATACGAGGAACTAGACGCAGCCGTTAGACAGACGGAAGGTGATTTGGAGGTTAACAGCAAGGCTGTTGACGCTAACTCCGACGCTTACAACGGACTCGTTAGCCGACTTTCAGACCTCACGCAAGCGTATGTCAAACAGCACGGCTCACTTGCTGATTTCTCGGGAGACTTACAGGCACTCGGAGCAGATACAACGCAGCTTGGCGACCTCACGGACGAACAGTGGCAGCGTATCGCGCAAGCATACGACGGCACGGCCGCTTCTTTGGTGCAGCCTTTGCGTGACTTGGGCGTGACGCTCGACGATACAGCCATTAAGGCGCAAGAAGCCACGAAGCAGATTAACGACGCTCTAAACAGCTTCGGCGCAAACGACGCTATCGAGAGTGTAGGTATCAACGTCAATGACCTGTCCGCGGCTATGGCTAACGCTGGTATTACCGTGCAGGACTTGCAGGCAATCGGCAGCGAGAACTTCAAAGCCCTTGCTATCAACTCGAACGGCAATGTCCAGTCAATCATTGCAACGGTTCAATCGCTCAACGCCCAAGGCGTCAACGATAAGTCATTCACTATTACGGCACACGATAACGCGTCGGGCGTTCTTCGCAGCGTTAAAGCTGAGCTGAACAGCCTTCACGACAAGAACATTCTTGTAAACCTCATGAAGCAGAATGCGGCGGGCGGTATCCGTGCCAACGCAGCGGGCGGCCTTCGCATGCACGCCGACGGCGCAATCGTTAACCGTGCAACACCGCTTGATATTGTCGGCGAGGACGGCGCAGAAGCTATTATTCCGCTCACAAACAAGCGTTACGTGAAACCATTTGCCGACGCAGTAGCCGAAGGCATACTCGGACAGTCCACAAACGACGCGCTTATTCGCTGGCTGGCTCAAAACCTCGGCGCGATTATTGCCGCGAGTGCTCCAGTCGTAACAGTTTCAGAGCGTGAGCAACGCCGACAGATTAGGGAGATGATGACGTAATGTCACAAGCACAATTTATTACCGCAGACGGCACGACGTTTGACATCTCCGGCAATTTCGGCACGCTCATGTTCGGCGATGATTTGGCGGGCTGGGAATGGCGCAGCAACGCAACGCGTTTTAGCCGTGAAGCAAGGACATACAGCGTTGAACTGGTAGCGCAAACTACCACGCAGCGCGAAGAAGTCGAGCGATTGCTAACGCTTGCAGATTGCGACACCGAGCGCGGTTTGCCCGACAAGCTCGTAATCGACGGCTGGTATATCAACTGCAATATCGTAGAGGGCGGCGTATCGAACTGGTACGCCGCTTCTCGTACGTGGCAGCTCAAATTACAGGCCAAGAACCCTATTTGGTATCGCGAGCGTACTATCTCGTTTATGCCACAAAGCGCAAGCAATGAGCAGCTAACAGGACATGATTACCCGCACGACTACCCGCACGATTACGGCACATCGGCACGAGGTTCACAGTTTGAGAATACGAGCCAAACGCCGTGCGACTTCCGACTAACGGTTTATGGCTATGCGGTAAACCCATCAATCTATATCGCAGGTAATACGTACGGCGTGGACACTACCGTTCCAGACGGCGGCTTGCTCGTTATCGACAGCACGAAGAAACGCAGCATGAACCGCGACAGTGTAGTCATCAAGGATAAATACGGCAACGCAACAGACGCGTTCAAGTATCGCGTTCGCGGTATCGATGGTTCGGGGTCGTATATCTTCCAGCGTATCCCGCAGGGACTTCACAATGTCACTTGGGAGCAATCATGGGGCTTTGACCTAACGCTAATCGAGCGAAGGGCGGCTCTACCGTGGATATAATCTTACGAAACAAGGACGGGGAAGATGAATTTATCATCGACCCCGTTTCTCTTGATATCGCTGTAGGCATTGGCACTAACGCAGAAAACGAATTTGAGTTAACCGTTCCAGCTCACGCACCACGTGCAGAGCGGGGACAATTCGTGTACATCGAAGGCACGCCATACGGCGGCATGATTACCCGCATTAAAAGTGACGGCGCGTATAAGTGGTGCGGCCAAACGTGGCAGGGGCTACTCAATAACCGCGTTATTCTTGCGCCCTCCGACGGCGACAATGTCTATCTTAACGGCGATATGCACCAAGTATTGAAGAACTGGATATCGTGGCTTTCTTTAACTTCTGTCTTTGAGGTATCAGACGAAGCGTGCGCAATCGTTGCAAGCAATTACAAAGTACCGCTTTATTCAACGCTCTATGAAGCCTTAACGGGCGCCCTAGACACGCTAGGCGGTAAGTTGCGTATTCAGTGCAATGACCGCCGCACCGTGCTTTCTATCATTCCACGCAAAGACTGGACGGAAGATGAAGAGTTCGACACAGCATTAACCAACGTCAAAGCGGATATTGATTTCTTGCCGTTTAACCACCTTGTATGCCGCGGCAAAGGCCAAAAGGGCGAACGTCTAGCGGTTGATTTGTACGCAGATAAAGACGGCAATATCTCGCGCATGAAGTCGCAAAGCGGCGTTTTTGAACGCTCTATGTATTACAACTATTCAGCAGCCGACCAAGCAACGCTTGAAGCCGACGGCAAAAAAAGACTCCAACAGTACATCGACGAAGCCAAAAAATTAACCGTTGTTTTGACTGATACGTCCGATAGATATGACATCGGCGACATTGTCGGCGGCTTTGACGACAAAACAGGCTGGAGCGCAAAAGCGCAGGTAACAAAAAAGGTTGTGACACTCGACAGTGCAGGTGTCGTCAAAGTCACGTATACCACGGGAGACGCGAAATGAGAACGAACAATTACGTACACGTCGAGTGTGACGTTAAGGGGTGTCAAAGCAAGTTAGACGTACCCGAAAAAGAAGTTGACACTCACGGCTGGGCTATAGGCGTTGAGTATATCGACGCGAAAGGCCATACAAAGAAATACGACCTCTGTTTTGAGCATGCTATGCGTTGGCGTTATCTAAGGCAACAGCACGACGCGGAAATCGACAATCTGATTTCCACAGGCAACATCAAGAACCCCGTAATGTAGGAGGTAGCACATGGCATTTGATTTTGTAACATCGCGCCAAAATAAGGCTCACGTAACCGCGGAGCAGGCAGGCGCGTTGAACATTTCCATCTTTGGTAACGGTAGATACATTACCAAGTACGCGCAGGGCTTAGTCGTTTCCGTGGCATCGAGCAACAAGATTAACATTGCTCCGGGCGCGCTAATCGTTGATGGTCGCTTTGTCGTCAATGAGCGAGCCGAGCAAGTAAGCATTGCTAACGGTACGCAGGGCAAATGGCGCAAAGACCTTGTTATTCTTACGCTCAAAGTTGACGCATCAACTGGTATCGGAACTACCGCACTATCAACCATTCAAGGCACGCCAGCCGCAACACAGGACGCGGCAAAAGACCCCGCATATACGCCAGGCGACCTCTCAAAAGGTCAATACCAGGCGCAAGTGCCTATTGCTCGTGTCGTTCTGAACGGCCTAACGCCAACGGCGGAGCGCGCATTGCCTACCGTTTCCGCGCTCACTAGCGAGAACTTCGAGATTATCTCGTGTGAACCGCCTAGCGGATACGCTGGTTCGAGTAAGAACCTATGGCACGTTTATCGTAACGGCACAAGCGTTACTATCCACGTGCGCGTTTGGCTTGACCAAGGCATTAAAAACGACGCTCTATTGTGTCCGTTCCTAATTCCCGAAGGCTCGCGACCCCCGAAGGTTGATATCAGCAAGTACAACGCCGACGGATACGAGAATATTTACTATAACGACGCGATTTGTCCTGGACATTCCGATGTTATTAGTGCTATATCCGCTCGCCCCGACGGCAAGATTTACATGCAGGATATGGGCGGGACAACATCGCGCGATTGGCGTTATGGCACTTTAACGTACACCGTCGCACCGAGCGTGTAGGGAGGTGACATCATGAACCCTATTACGTTTGAGCAAGTGGTCGCGTTGCTTTCGTTCCTTGCAATGCTAATAAGCATGTTCAACGGCGCACGCACTCTCGCAAAGAGCAACCAAGAAGGCGCGGAGCGTTTAGTCCGCATTGAAGAAGGCATTAAGAGCTTACGCAAAGACCTTGAAGAAAATCAGAAGGCATTTGCGGCTTATATGGCACGTACGGACGAAAGTATTTCTAACGTTCGCTCGACAATCAACGACCACACCGCCCGTTTGGCGGTCGTAGAGGACGCAGTAAAAAGCAACTCGGGACGGCTTGGCCGCTTAGAAGCGGCGCACGACCACGAGCACGCAGGACATTAATAACCGTATGAAAGGAAACATTATGAATGACTGGGTAAAGGCAGCACTAGTTCGAGCAATTAAGACCGCAGCACAAACCGCTGTTGCGCTTATTGGCACAAACGCAATCGGCATTACCGGCGTTGACTGGGTGGCCGTTGCTTCCGCGGCAGCCCTCGCGGCCCGTTTATTCCCGCTCACCCCCCTTGCAGGGATTCCAGAGGG